TCGCCCTTGTTTGAGGCTGGGATGGTTTGGGCCCCCGACGAGGTGTGGGCAGACGAGTTGATTGAGGAGGTAGCGGCGTTTCCTAATGGTGAGCATGACGACTTGGTGGATAGTATGACGCAGGCGTTAATGCGGTATCGGCAAGGTAACTTTGTCCAATTGCCCACGGACGACTGGGAAGACACTGATCAAACTGGTAGAGTAGCCGTGTACTATTGACTTCGGCGTACATTTTATGGCTAGCGGCGCACAACGGGCGGAAGATCGTTATCAAAATTGGCTTCATGATGCTTATTTAGCAGAAGCGCGTTCTTCACTAGGCCAGAGTGACGTTGAGTTTCCTGAGGCGGCGGAAAGTCGTCGCAAGGAAGTTGTGCAGATATTGAACCGTCGGAACGACCCGTCGTCGTATCCGTTTGAGCGAGAAGGTGCCCAGCGTGTCATTGATAAGAACACGCAAACAATGCAGGACTATTACGACTACCTTCAATTTGATTTTGAACCTTCCAACATTCTTGAGCGACGTGCGGCCCGTGAAGCGGTGTACACCGGCAGGGTGCCGTTTGGCTTGGAAGAAACTAAGTATTTGTATGGCGGAGGCGGTAGTGCAACGCTAGGAACCTCGCTAAACCCAAGCGATGCCGAAGAGTTGGGTGTTCCTAAGCAGATTACGGTAGCGGGGGCCTCGATCCGCGACCCGCGGGTCAGTGTCCATGAGGGATTACACAACGCCATTGAGACGCTCCCGGGTTTTATGGGGGATTTAGAAGAGCAGACCGTTCGGGCGTTGGATTATTTTCGCATGAAGCGGTTGGGTTATGACGAGGATCTTGCGAGAAAGCACCTTGAACGGGTGAGGTTACGTGTCGATAACCCGAGGCAGTTGGGCTATACGCGCAAAAGGGCATTGGAAGGTGCCATGTCTTTGGTGGACGAGCAGTTTGAAAATTTGAGCGACAGGGACCGAGTTGAGTTGCAGGCGTCGTTTGATGCGTACAAGCAAGCCCCGGGAATTATTTCGCGGGTACTGAGCAGGGTAATGGGCGAAGAGCCGGAGCCTGAGTTTGAGGAAATGGCTTTTACGGTTGACGATTTAGGTGAGATGTCGGAGGACGACTTTGACCTTTTATTACAAGCTGCGCCTGCGTTTAATTTTGAGAGCAGGGCAAGGCGGCTGAAGATGACCGGCCCGCGGACCGTGGACCGTGACGGGGCTGCTGTGAAGGCTTATGCTATGGGCGGTGCGGTAAGTTCGGATCAACAAGGCATTGGTCCTATCTTTTTTAAGAAGATCCGCGGCCCGCGGGCTTAGAGGGATACAGGATGGCTGAAACAGATTACCCGCGAGGTTTTGGGGCTTTGATGGACCGTAATGTGCCTTCGCAGCTTGATGAGGACGATTTAGCGGCGGAAATGGCATTAGAGGTTCCCCAGTCTGGGGAATTGGACATTATGTTGCCTGACACGGACAGCGATGTCATGGCGATGTTTTCGGGCAGTGGTGTGGGCGAGATTGAGATTAGTCCTACTGAGGATGGTGGGGTTGAGATTGATTTTGAGCCGCAGGACATGCGCGGTGACAGTGAGGACTTTTACGCCAACTTAGCCGAGGAGATCCCTGACCGGGATTTGGGCCGGATTGCGGCGGATTTGTTGGAGCAGTATGACGCCAACAAAGCGAGTCGTCAGGAGTGGGAAGACGCATATACCGAGGGTTTGGAGTTGTTGGGCTTCACCTATGACGAGCGGACACAGCCTTTCCGTGGTGCCACTGGCGTAACGCATCCTTTGTTGGCGGAAGCGGTCACGCAGTTTCAGGCGCAGGCGTTTAATGAGTTATTGCCACCTAATGGGCCGGTTCGAACACAGGTGATGGGTGCGGAGACAAACGCCAAGATGGCGCAGGCCCGTCGCGTGAAGACGTTCATGAACTATTACATTACGAACGTCATGGAAGAATACACGCCGGACATGGACCAGATGTTGTTTTATCTGCCGCTGGCGGGTTCGACGTTTAAGAAGACGTATTATGACGAAGCGTTGGGTCGTGCGGTATCGCGGTTTGTGCCTGCTGAAAACTTGGTGGTGCCTTACGAGACCGCGGACCTTGAGACGTGTCCCAACATTACGCAGGTTGTGCGCATGTCGGTTAACGATGTGCGCAAGCGTCAGCTTTCGGGGTCTTATTTAGACGTTGAAGTCTTGCCGTCTCAGAAGGAATCCAACGAGATTTCGGACGAGATTGACCGCATTGAAGGTGTAGAGTCCAACCAAATTGACTATGACTGCACGATTCTTGAGTGCCACGTCAACTTGGACTTGGAAGGGTATGAGGATCTGGACGATGACGGCGAACCGACGGGGCTTCAGATTCCTTACATTGTCACGCTGTCGTTTGATAATGGCCAGATACTGTCAATTCGTCGCAACTATTTAGAGGACGACCCTGACAAGAAAAAGATCCAGTATTTCACGCACTTTAAGTTTTTGCCCGGCTTTGGTTTCTATGGTTTGGGCTTTATTCATACGATTGGTGGGCTGTCACGGACCGCGACGGCGGCGTTACGTCAACTAATCGACGCAGGCACTTTCTCGAATCTGCCAGCAGGATTCAAGGCCCGCGGCCTACGGATCAGGGACGATGACGACCCTTTGCAGCCGGGAGAGTTCCGGGACGTGGATGCGCCGGGAGGCGCGATCCGCGACTCATTGATGCCGTTGCCGTTTAAGGGTCCGGACCAGACGTTGTTCAATTTGTTGGGCTTTGTAGTGGATGCGGGCCAGCGGTTTGCGACGATCACTGACATGAAGGTAGGTGATGGTAACCAGCAGGCTGCGGTAGGGACGACTATTGCATTGATGGAGCAAGGGTCGAGGGTGATGAGCGCGGTGCATAAGCGCTTGCACTATGCCATGCGTCACGAGTTTAAGATTTTGGCGCGGGTAATGGCCGAAAGTTTGCCGCAGGAGTATCCGTATTCGGTTGCGGGCGGTGATGCGACAATTATGGCAACGGATTTTGACGACCGTGTGGATGTGATACCGGTTAGCAATCCGAACGTGTTTAGTCAGTCTCAGCGTATTGTGTTGGCGCAGACGAAATTACAGCTCGCGGCCCAAGCGCCTGAGTTACATAACATGCCGCAGGTATTCCGTGACATGTATGAAGCAATGGGTGTAACGGACGTTGATCGAATCATGAAGTCTGCTCCCACCGACGTGCCGGAGCCCATTGATCCTGCGCAGGAAAACATTAATTCGTTAGATCAATTGCCGCTGAAGGCGTTTGAAGGTCAGAACCATCAAGCGCATATTCAGGCGCACTTGACGTTTGGGGCGTCTGGCATGGTTCAGCAGATGCCGCAGGTTGCGATTAACTTGCAGAAGCACGTTATGGAGCATGTTCAGATTGCTGCCAGAGAGCAGGCCGCGCAACAAGCTCAACAGGCTGGGCAGCAGGTAGATCCGATGCAAATTGCGCAAATGGAAGCACAGTTTGTTGCACAGGGTATGCAGCAAGTTCGTCAGTTGTCGCAAGAGTTGTCGGGTGCGGGTCAGCCTGATCCGCTGGTTAAACTCAAGGAAGCTGAATTGCAGCAGGATGCGCAGGAAGCGCAGGCGGATCAGCAGATTGCGCAGGCTAAGGTTGAGTTGGATGCTCAGAATCAGCAGATGCGCGCAGAGCAGTTCCAGCAGCGGTTGGCCTCGCAAGAGCGCCAGACACAGGCACGTATTCAGTCCGCTATGGAACGTGAATTGTTAAAACAGAATCAGAGGAACCAACAATGAAAGGTCGAGTAAAAGTTAACGGATCTGCGCCAAAAGATGCGCCAAAACCTGTAGAAAAAGGAAAGATAAAACCCGCGCCAATGGCGGGGGACAAGCCTAAGAAGATGAAGATGCGTGGCACGGGAGCCGCGATCAAAGGCACGGACTTTATGGGTTGTTAACCCAGACTAGGGGGCGGACGGCATGTTTGGCATTGATTTGAGTAAATTGCGGCGTCAGGCGCTAAACCCGTCTTCGGTAATAAGGGTTCCAGAAGTTCGTCTGCCCGAGGTTCGTCTTCCCGAGCCCGCGCTGCCAAAGCAAGTAGCGCCCTCGGTATCGCAAGGTATTGGGTCGCTACCAAATATTGACCTTTCAAAGATAGGTCAAGGAGGGGTTAAGACACCTACCGTTCAGATTCCTCAAATTCCAAATCCAATGCCTTTTGTTCCATCGCCACCAACAAGTCCTGCGCCAGAGCCGACCTTTGGTATGCCCGGGAGTGGGTTTACCGCACCTTTTGGTGGTGGAGGAGGCAATAGACCCTCATTAGTTAATGTTCCGACAGCCATTGCGCCTGAACCGGCCACTACCCCTGCGCAAGATGTTAGGGCAGATGAAGACTTAACCACCCCCGCTGCACCATACACTGGTATTATTGATCCTGAAACGGGGCGTTTTACTGCGCCTATCAGTGCGCCCTTTACGGGGGGGCCCCGGGTACCTCAAGTAGAAATTGACCCTGAAACAGGGATACCCCAAGGGCCGATTCAAGCACCATTTACGGGCGGGCCCCGAGTAGATCCTGTTCAGATAGATCCTGAAACGGGGCTTCCTGACCGACCGATTACCACAGATCCTCGTGACCGACCGATTACCACAGATCCTCGTGATTTTACACAGCCCCCGGAAGCTGAAATGCCGGAAGGAAATTTAGATCCGGATTCAAATGCCCCGCCTTCTGGCCCCGGAGGCGATGATATACTTTTTAACATTGATAACGCAGGCTCGCCGTTTTCGTATACCCCGCAAGACGTAAGCGTTGCGACCAACTATGCGTTATCTAGTCCCTTGCAAGTTCCAACCTTGAGACGAGCTAATCCTTTTGACCCAAACTCGCCGATGGTCCCTGTGCCGTCAGTCCGTCAACGAGAGACAGGCTCGTTTGAAAGGTCCTCTTCAATACCACTACAAAACCAAGGCGTCGGGTCGTTGTTTGTTCGAGGAGGTTAAAGTGCTAACACAACTGATTGGACCGATAACGTCGCTGCTGGATAAATTTATTCCGGATGCGGATGAAAAAGCTAAGCTGGCGCATGAAATTGCGACACTGGCCGAAAGAAACGCGCATGAAAATGCGATAGCGCAGATAGAAACAAACCGTGAAGAAGCCAAACACCGTTCGGTATTTGTGGCGGGTTGGCGTCCCTTTATAGGTTGGGTGTGTGGTGTAGCCTTGGCGTATCACTTTATTGTTCAGCCTATGATTATTTTCACAATTGTCGCTATGGGTAAGAATGTTGGGGCGTTACCAGCCTTCGATATGTACACACTTGTGACTATTTTGGGCGGATTGCTAGGCTTGGGTGGGTTGCGAACTTACGAAAAAAGCAAGGGGCTAACCAAATGACGTTTAGACTATCCAACCGAAGTTTGAGCCGCTTAGAAGGTGTTGACGAGCGCTTGGTCGATGTCGTGCATCACGCTATTGGTATTACGTCGGTCGATTTTGGCGTGATCTGTGGGCTACGGACACTGGAAGAACAGAAAGAATTAGTAGAACAAGGCGCTTCACAGACGATGAAGTCCAAGCATTTACTAGGCCATGCTGTGGATTTGATGGCTTACGTTGGTCCCCGTGGGTCGTGGGAACTGAACTTGTACGACGATATTGCGGATGCGATAGCCGAAGGTGCGCGAGAAGTGGGTGTAGCTTTGCGATGGGGTGCGGCATGGCACATTGACGATATTCGCGACTGGCATGGCACGATGGCCGAGGCCATGAACTCGTACATAGATACCCGTCGATCTCAAGGCCGTAGGCCATTTATTGACGCCCCGCACTTTGAAATAGCATAACCTTGTGGCATAGTTTGTATAAGACGTGCTAGGATCTTATGCGAGGTTTATGTGGATGAATTTTACGTTGCCGAGGCGGTTTTTCGGATAATCCGAGAGCGTCGCCAAGGGTGCATTGATTTCATGTCGAGTGGGAATGTGAACTCAATGGAACATTATCGTGAGCTTATGGGCAACATGAAGTGCCTAGATCACGTGGAACAGGAACTCAAGAGCCTGCTAGACAAACAGGAGCTATCAAATGACTGAACAGTCATCTGCCATTGATTTATCAGCCGCTGTAGAAGGCGTTGCTGCTATAAACAAAAAGCCAAATTTAGCTGACGTTTACGTGGAAAAGCCACGTCTTAATCCGGAAGCGATTGGTGCAAGTCTTTTGGAGAGGATGCCGCAGCCTACGGGTTGGCGGATTTTGATTCTCCCTTATCAGGGTAACGGAAAAACTGCGGGTGGTATTTTCTTGCCGACAGAAGTGCAGGAGAAGAGCCAGATTTCGACGCAGGTTGGTTACGTCCTGAAAGTAGGTCCTTTGGCATACAAAGATGCCGATAAGTTTCCGTCTGGTCCGTGGTGCGAGGAAAAGCAGTGGGTAATGTTTGCCCGCTATGCTGGATCACGCTTTCAGATAGACGGTGGAGAGGTTCGTATTCTTAACGACGACGAGATACTGGCCACAATTTTGGACCCCGAAGACATTCATCATTTGTGAGGTGAGACATGGCTGAAGAAATGGAAGACACAACTGAAGAGTTTTCTGACGTTGAAACTCAAGAAACTGAAGTTGAAGTTGAGGCGAGTGGTGAGGCTGACTCGTTTGCGACGGAGGACGACGGTGATGAAAATTTTAAGAAGGCTGAAAGCGCTACTCAAAAGCGTATTGACCGCCTTACAAAGAAGATGCGCGAGGCAGAGCGCCGTGAGCAAGAAGCAATCAAATACGCTCAGGCAATTCAGACGGAAGCTAATTCTCTTAAACAACGCTTTAGTACGCTTGATCAGAGTTATGTAACGGAATACACCAACCGCATTAACACCGAGATTCAGCAGGCTGAGAATGAGCTTGCCCGGGCGATTGAGATTGGTGATTCAGCGCAAACCGTTGCGGCACAGCGTAAGCTTACGAACCTTGCTATTCAACAAGACCGTGCTGTGCAGGCCAAAATGCAGCAAGAAAGGTATTCGCAACAACAGCAAGCTGCTGCGCAGTACCAAACGCAACAACCCATGCCTGCGCAACAACCGCGTCGCCCCGATGCAAAAGCGGAGCAATGGGCGCTAAAAAATACGTGGTTTGGCCAAGACGAAGCGATGACGTATGCGGCGTTTGGTATTCATAAAAAATTAGTCGAGGACGAGGGGTTTGACCCTCAGAGTGATGACTATTACAATGAATTAGACCGAAGGATTGCTTCTAAATTTAATTTGGGCAAAAAAGGCAACAACCGTGCCGCTCAAACGGTTGTTGGTGCTTCAAGAAGTGGGTCTGTTGGGCGCAGTGGGAAAAAGGTTCGTCTCACCCCGAGCCAAGTCGCGATAGCGAAGAAATTGGGTGTGCCGCTTGAAGAATATGCGAAATACGTGAAGGAGTAAGATGATGAGTGACCGAAACAACGACG